CGTCCCCACCCGCTCTGATGTGGGTATCGCACTGTTCATCAAACTTGTGCAGTAGGGCGGAAGCTTCTTCGTCGAGCGTAATGTTTTGAACCACGTTATTAGCTTGCATCCGTAACGATGTTTCGACTAACCCAGAAAACCTATTAATTAGATTTTCAGACGGTGGAGCAAACGCGTCAGGATTCCGGTCGGGGCGATTTCCATTATACTCTATAATTAGAAAGCGCGGAATTAATCCGTCGGCGATTTGGTGCTGACTGAGGCCCGCGTAGAAGTTGTCTGGTGTCGACTCACCAAAGATTGTAAACGCCGGCGAAGCGACTGTCTTTGTATTCTTTTGTTGATCTGAATAGGCGCTACCATGTAGGATAGAGCCTTGCCCGCTTTTGGTATACAGATCCATCAAGACCTTGCGGTAGACAATGGTATGTCCTTGCGCACGTGGATCTGATAACATCTGCAAAGTTAGACCAAACTCACCTAGTATGGAGAAGAAACTAGGATGTTCGTCCAGCGAGCGAATAATAGCCTGACCAGACGCAAAGGTACCGGGGCCAACAAAGGTATCAAGAGCAGGTATTGTTTGACGAGTAGCATGTAACACCCGTTCGATACCGGATGCCCCACCTTCCTTGCCTATACCTGTGCGGGCAAGTAGAATCAGGTATTGGTTGAGCCCGGTACCACTGATATTGTACTGCCTACCTAATATTCCGGCACACATTCCTAAAGCTGCGGCAATACCTACTTCCTTCACCGGACGTATACTGGAATCTACGATATACTGCGCTATCTCCCCAATAAAGCCTGGAGGATACGAAATTCGGCGACTTGGGGTACTGCTGGAAGGGCTGTTTCCAATAGGCTTAGGTACTTGGGCGGGCGTGTTTAGAACTGAAAGCGGAGTATTTGACTCTATCTTAGGCTTAATCGCAGAAAAGTCAACGTTTGGTAGCTCTTCGGCGCGAAACTTACCTATCATATAGTCCAGATACTTATCGCGTTGAGCCTTATTACGCCGGCCGAGTTGGCTGTAGCGAAACAACCTACGACACTGCTCATTACTCTTACTGTAAAAACAGAACATATTCATTAATGCAAAGTCAGCTTCACTTTGACTGGCGTAGTCGCCTTGCCATTCACCTTTGCATAGCTGATCAAATTTATCACCATTGACAGCAGTTGATCCCATCAGCACTATATCTTTATCCGATAATAAAGAATCCTCTTCAATGAGGTCAGCTAAGGTTAGTTCAGCCCTGGCTACTTCATTAAAGAGGATTGTTAAAAGCTCTTGACACTCTTGTACAGGTTTCACGTGACTAGTTATCACATTACCTGTGCAAATCATATATCTAGCTTCGGAGTATACCTCTACCCTATCACGACGTACCCCACGGGGTACCGATCCACGGCACCAGATGTGGACACCTTTACCACTTCGTGATAATTCAGCATATGTATCGAAGTTCTCTAATATTCGGGCATGCCGTACCTGTTGTTCCTTTGTAGTTGGGGCATCTAAATCAATAACAGTGAATGGATCGTCAGGTGTGAGAGCAAACCCAATGTCTAGTCCGTGCTTCTGAGCGTAGGAGAGAGCGGCATCGTAGGTGACGTAAAGTGTAGGGTCACGAACATCCGCGTACTGTCCAGTCTTGACTGATCTTGGTGCTTTGCTATCGTTACTGACTAACCACTGCTCCTTTTCGCGCAATGCGTTAGGTAGTGCCATTTAGCTCGTTCCAGTAAGAACAGGCTCCCCAGTTAAAAACGTATACAGCTCTTCGACACGATTTACCGAGGGATCTTTAATATCCCCACTACTGAACTTACGCAGCCAGTAAAATGTGATTTCAGAGCCAGTATTATGAAGTTCTGCGTGTATATCGGCAATACTCTTTTCCGAGTCGCGCAGAAGACGTCTAGTGACTTCCATGAAGGACTCTTGCATGTTCTTCCCCTCCTCTTGGGGGTTAGGTGTACTGGGGTAATATAAGGTGGACCGTAAAATATCACAACCCTAAAGTATTCCTCCGATGAGGGGTTGACAATCCGGTCCCATCTTTTGTATTATAAAGGTAACCAAGTAGGGGGGTGAGTAGATGTAGGTGCTCATACACTTAAATAATCGGTGCCCGAGCCCAGTTGGCCGCTGAGGCTTAAACAACACGATGCCCCTTATCCTTACTACCTTTAAAGGAGCGGCCCTATGATCGAGGTCCACGAAGGAGGAACAACGGTAACTGGTGAACACATACCACTCTACCGCCTACACGTAATGCGTCAAGGGCTTAAACTAGAGATCAAAGGTATGTCTCTGTCGCGAAGCCCCACATGCTACTCGATAGCCAAACGTGAGTTCGGATTTAAAGGCAACCGCGCTAAGGTTCTCGCTCAATTGGAAGATCATATAGCCGCCTATTACCCTCTATGACTATTACGGATCAGTTACTAAAAGTCTACCGCGGTAATAACACTCAAATTGAACAGTTCGAAGCTCTCTATACTTTACGTACTTTGATTAATGAAGTAGATACTCTCGACCTTTTTTGTGCTGTAGAACTATTACTAAGTACTACGGAAGACAGCTTACTTGAAGTCGACAAAGATTATATGCGTAAACAAGAGTACCAATTTAGAGAGGATCTCGACGATGTACCCGAAATGTTCCGTAATCTTGAACTAAGAGACGAAGGAGACGACTACCATGGCTGACTCTCAAGCCTACTTCGAAACACTCGCAAGGTGGCAAGAACTAAAAGCCGCTATTACAAAGTTACAGGGTGAAGAACGTGCTCTAAGGGAGGGCCTATTTGAAGGGGCCTTCCAAGCACCCGTCGAAGGCACCAACACAATGGAGCTACCTGATGGCCGCAAGCTAAAAGGTGTCTACAATATTCGTCGTACGATACGTGAAGGCGAATTCGACGACCTAAAAATCCCCGCTGCATTACGTAAGTCGCTTTTTAGAACCAAGCACGAACTGAAAACAACAGCCTACCGTGAGTTAGAGCCTGGGATGCGTAATGTTGTAGATACAATCCTTACCATCAAGCCGGGATTACCTACCCTCTCCATTATCGAGGCCAAACCAGACAAAGCTGAGGTGGCACCCTAATGGCTCTAACTTTCACCACAACTGCGGAGGCTGCGCGACTCCATGGTGTTAAGATGTGCGCTCATGGAAGAGGTGGGGTAGGCAAAACCACTCTCGTTAGAACTCTTCACGAATGGCCTTCAACTGGACCAACCCTCCTCCTCAGCGCCGAATCTGGTGTGCTTTCATTAGGGGATGTGGAAATACCTCAGATTACTATTTCTAATTACTCAGAGATGGACGAAGCTTACAACTTTATTGCTTTTAGTGAACATGCTAAACATTTTCAGAGTGTAGCCTTAGACAGTATCTCCGAGATTGCGGAACAGTGCCTGCGCGGGGAGATGGCCGTTCGCAAAGATGGTCGTGCAGCTTACGGCGAAATGGGTAGTCAAATGAGAGACCTCATTCGTAAATTCCGCGACCTACCGGGCAAGCATGTTTACTTCAGCGCCAAACAGAGCAATAACAAAGATGATGTAACAGGCGTGAGCAGGTATGGACCTTCCATGCCGGGGCAGGCCCTAACTAAGGATATGCCTTACTTTTTCGACGAACTCTTTAGCATGGAGATTGGCGTAGTGCCAGAAACAGGCGCACAATACCGTTACCTTCGAACTCAGTTAGATTTACAGTTTGAAGCGAAGGACCGTTCGGGAGCTCTGGACGCATTAGAGGAGCCTCACCTCGGTAAAGTTATCGATAAGATTCTAGCCCGTAACGCAGCACTTCAACCCCAAGGAGTTTAATCTCTCATGGCACAACTACCATCAGCATTCGATGCTACTCAGCACGAACCCCGTACCGGCCCACCGCCGCCTCTACCGTCAGATTGGTACAACAGTATCATTACGGAGAGTGAAGTAAAGCTCACCAAAAAAGGCAGAGGAGATGGAGGCGTTGCCGGCACAGGTGAATGGTTAGTGGAACTCACTTTAAAGGTTCTCGACGGTCCTTATGTTGGTCGTCTATTTTGGGACCGCTTGAACCTCGGTAACCTCAACACGGTGGCTGTAGAGATCGCCAATTCCACCATGTCTTCTATCTGTCACGCTGTTAATGTATTTCAAGTACCGGATACATCGGTACTGCACGGTCATCCTTTAATGGCAAGGGTTATCGAGAAGGCCCCCGAAGGCGGCTATGATGCCGGTAACGACGTAAAGGGCTACGCCAAGATCGGGGAGAAAGAGTCAAAAAACGGGCAAGACATCAAACTTGAGCCAAAACATGGTGCTGCCCCAAAAACCCCTAGTCAGCCTCCCCACTCAGGTGCGGCAGAATTTACGCCGCCTTGGTCAGGGGAACCAGCCGCACCTGCACCTGTGGCTCCAGCTGCACCGGCTATTCCGCAGGCACCTGTTCCTCCAGTACCGGCGGCGCCAGCCGCTCCGGCTACACCAGGCGCACCGCCTTGGGTAACAAGTTAATCTTTTCAAAAAAGAGAGTGCCCGCAACCTTGAAGCGAATTGCGGGAGGAGCCGGGTGGTTCAAGGCTGGTAACCTTCATCCCGGTCCGGGTTCGATGCCCGGCCTCTCCTTATGACCACACTAAGCCGCATTAACGAGTTTCTAGAAAGTAAGCAGGGTAAAGGCTTTCGCCGGCATCTTGGTGCGTCTATTATTGGCCGTCCTTGCGCCCGTCAACTGTGGTATACGTTTCGATGGGCACGTCGTTCTTCTTTCAAAGGTCGTATACTTCGCCTATTCCAACGAGGCCACGAAGAAGAGATACGCCTTATTGATTTTATGCGTAAGTCCGGTATTCATGTAAAAGATGTAGATCCGGATACAGGTGATCAGTTTCGTATAGTAGATTGGGACGGACATTTTGGTGGCTCACTAGATAGTATCCTTGTCGATACACCTGAGTTTCCAATGATGGAAATTCTCGGTGAATACAAGACGCATAACGACAAGAGCTTCAAAAAAGTTAAAAAAGATGGTGTAAAGAAATCAAAATATGAGCATTATATTCAAGCCCAAATATACATGCACTACACAGAGCTACCTGCGGCTTTATATTTTGCTGTCAACAAGAACGACGATGAAATGGATATTCAGATAATAGAATATGATAGGCACGAAGCTCTAAAGTATATAGAAAGAGCTGGTAAGATTATTTATACAGAAGTTATACCGCCGCGCATACCAAATGCGAGTCCTGGATGGTACATTTGTCAGTGGTGTGATTATAAAGATGTCTGCCATCATCACGCTAAAAAAGAAATGAACTGTCGTACGTGTATCTATTCTGAACCAGTGGCGGATGGTAAATGGTCTTGTAAAAAGTTTCATTGTAACCTTGAACACTAAGATCAACTTCGTGGATGTTTAGAACACTCTGAGATCCTGGAGGATTAAATGACGCCTGATATCTTTTTCGTGGCATTAGCCGCATTTGTAATCATGGGGGTAGTACTAATAATTACTCTTATACTCTTTATCCGGTCAATAGAAGAAGTAGAACCGGCGCTTGATTCAATTCAATTAGAGTTATTTCATTAGATAATGGCAGTACTCCTCGAATTTAAAGACGGTCGTTATCGATGCACACATTGCGGTAAGGTAGCCTATACCGATCAACATAAGGCTATCACAGCTTCGCCGCATACGCGGCCATATTTTGATAACAAATGCGGATGGTGGCATATTTCTGAAGCGCCGATTTTAAATGGAGCTATGGTTGCTCGCGACTATCAAGAAGCCTGCCTTAACCATATCAATGATTATTTTGGACAAAAAAGCGGCAACCCTATAGCCGCCTTACCCACTGGTACGGGCAAGTCTTTCATCATAGCTGAGTTCATTAAACGTGCGATAGAGTCTTATCCAGGAACACGAGTAATGATGCTCACCCATGTGAAAGAGTTAATTGAACAAAATCTTAAGGCTCTATTAAACATATGGCCCACGGCGCCAGCAGGAGTCTATAGTGCTGGAATTGGTCGTCGGGAACATAGAGAACCTGTCACCTATGCTGGTATCCAATCCGTTTATCGCAAGCCAGAAATGTTCGGCCATATAGACCTCATCCTAGTTGACGAAGCTCATCTGGTGAGTACCAAAGGTACTACAATGTACCGCAAGTTTATAGCCGCACTTAGGGAGGTCAATCCACACCTCAAGGTTATCGGCTTTACGGCTACAGCCTTTAGACTTGGGCAAGGTATGCTAACTGATGACGAAGGGTTATTTGATGATATCTGTTTTGACTTAACCGAACGGGATGCTTTCAATTGGCTGATCGCTGAAGGTTGGATCTGTCCATTAATACCGAAGCATACAAAAGAGCAGTTAGATGTGACTGGAGTTCGCTTATCGGGTGGTGATTATATTCAAAAAGATTTACAAGAACATGTTGATCAGGATACAACTACTATAGCGGCTCTTTCAGAAGCTGTTACAATCGCTTCCGAACGCAAACATTGGCTCGTTTTCGCTAGCGGTATAGAACATGCTGAGCACATAACAGCCCACCTTACAGATACTTTCGGAATGAAGGCGACTGTAGTTCACTCTAAGCTAGACACTGCGGAAAGAGACCAGCGCCTACGTGATTTTAAAGCTGGGCGTATTCAAGTTATGGTGAATAATAATATCCTCACACATGGTTTTGATTATCCTGATATCGATTGTATTGTGATGTTAAGACCAACGGCGTCACCGGGACTGTGGGTACAGATGCTAGGGCGTGGTACTCGACCTGCGGACGGCAAAGATAACTGTCTTGTACTCGACTTTGCTGGCAACACGAAACGCCTAGGTCCAATTAACGACCCTGTCATGCCCAGGAAAAAAGGAAAGGGGCCGAAAGGCATTGCCCCCGTTCGGCTATGCGAGGTCTGTAACTGCTATTCCCACGCCTCCTGCCGGTTTTGTCAGAATCCTGAATGTGGCGCAGAATTTCCAAAGGCTGTTAAGATTCACGCCTCGGCTAGTTCGAGTGAGCTTATTGCTGGAAGCGCCCCAGAGATCCACCAGTACAATGTATCACGAGTGATATATAATATTCATAAGAAAAAAGGCAAACCGAATTCTATGAGAGTAGAATACTATACAGGGTTGCGTAAGTTTAGTGAGTTCATTTGTTTAGACCATGGCGGATACGCTTCGCGTGTTGCTCGCCAATGGTGGGAGTTAAGATCACCTTGGGGGGTACCTCCTGATGTAGATGCTGGTTTGAAGGCTGTAAATTATTTGAAGATACCTAAAACTATATCCGTGATCGAAAACAAGCGTTATCCGGAGATCGCAGGTTATGAGTTCGATTGAAAAATGGAGTCCAGAGTATAAGCATTTGCTTACAAAAAAGTTAAGCAAAGAAGGTATTACTATTAATTGCATCAACTGTGTGAACTTCCTTAAAGATCAAGAGATTTGTACCGTCGCGAGTATACGCCCTCCTGCCCATGTCATTGCGCATGGATGTCTTACTTGGGAGGAAGATTTACCGTTCTAGATAGCACTTGACAAGTGGTCGAAGCAATCGGTATTATAAGGGGTAGAATTTGACTAACAAAGGAGTCCACATGAATCTTACTACTCTCGGTGAGATGCAGGATAATCAAACCTTTATTATGCCTTGGCGCAAACCTGGCGCCAGAGCGGG